CTACGTTTTATCTAAGACTGTTCGTAGTGGTGGTCGTAACTCGCCTCATGGAAGTAAACAGAACTGGGATAGCTACGAGGTCAACGGTGCAATTCGACGACTAACCCCAATCGAATGTGAACGATTACAGGGATTCCCCGATAACTGGACGGCTGGCGAATCAGATAGCCAAAGGTATAAAATGTGCGGTAATGCAGTCACAACAAACGTCATTCAAGCCGTGTTTGAGAGGATATTCGCAAGCGATGCCAATACTAAAGCCTAACCCAGGTCAGCAGACGTTCGCTCTGCAACAGCCTTATACGATCAAAGAGTTGCTATATGGCGGGGCTCGTGGAGGCGGTAAGACATTTGCTGGCATGATTTGGATGACAGAGTATGTCGAACACCCACGGTTTCAAGGGCTTGTGATACGTCGCAATAGCGATGACCTTTCAGACTGGATTGAGCGTGCTCGCTATATGTACTCGGGCTTAGGTGGCGTTGTGACGGGTCAGCCAGCCGTGATTCGTTTCCCGAGCGGGGCAATCATCAAGACTGGGCACTTGAAAGACGATGCAACCTACACTAAGTACCAGGGTCACGAATACCAAAAAATGCTGATCGAGGAGCTGACGCAAATTCAGAGTGAAGACCGATACTTAAAGCTCATATCCTCATGCCGTACATCAATACCCGAGCTGAAACCACAGATATTTGCCACTGCTAACCCTGGCGGTGTCGGACATCTTTGGGTTAAGAAACGCTTTGTTGATCCATCGCCTCCAAACAAAGCTTTTAATGGCAACGATGGTATGCGACGTATATTCGTTCCGGCAACGATTGACGATAATCCAATTCTTATGGAATCAGACCCCGATTACGTTAAGACCATCGAGGCATTGAGATTTACTGATGAGGCACTATATCAAGCCTGGCGTTATGGTGTTTGGGATATATTTGTCGGGCAGGTGTTCAAAGAGTGGCAACCATTCAAGGATGGTCAACCGTATCATGTTATCAAGGAGTTACCAAAGTTTATTGATGAAACTACTGGGCGCACGCATAGCATATTGGACAAATGCCAGAAGTACATCGCCTTAGACTGGGGCTACAATGACCCTACTTCAATTCACTGGATTGCTGTTACTCCCGAGGATGACCAAGGCATCAAGCGATTTTACGTCTATCGGGAAATATCAGGCAGCGAGCGTAGCCCGTCCGAATGGGCTAGGGATGTGGCAGATATTGTATTAACCGAGCCAGTCGAAATGATGATAATGCCTCACGATACCTATTCGCATTTGGGCGGCACTCGTCCGATTGAGCAACAATTCCGTGAAGTGTTTAGCGAGTATGCGCTCAAGCACCCAGGATTTAACTTGACAATGGTGTACGGCGAAGCGAAGAACCACGCCTCAAAGATGAACCGGCAGGCATTGTTGCATGACACGTTGCGAGAAGCACCCGATGGGCTACCATTCTTGCAAATCCTTGATACTTGCCGCAAGCTGATTGAAACATTGCCAGCGTTACCGTACAGCTCGCTACGACCCGAGGAAATTGACGACAAGTCAGACGATCACTATTACGATTCAATGACCTACGGGCTATACAAAATCCTTGGCGGCGAGGCTTACATTTCGCCAAGCGAACTATTGCATCAGACCAAACAAAGCTTTATAGTGAACGATGACGGAACCACAAGCGGGTTGCACCACGATTTTAGCCAAGCACTTAAAGAATCAGAATTGGACGACTGGAGGTAACATGCAATTCACACTCTATCTATACGGCAAGTTAGTGCCCAACTCTGAGAATAAGAAACGCTGGCTGTGCAACGAGTGCGGACGGGTCGTGTTCAAATATTCACATAAAGAGGTGCTTCTAACTAACAGCATGGGCGGTGTTGATTCAATACCACCATCGAGCAGTTATATTTCGATGCAATGTCACTCTTGTAAAGCAAAATATAGGGTGTTATTTCAATAGGTTATGTTGTATTATACTGACATAGGCGCAAAACATTTAAGCCCACAAAGGATGGGCTTTTAATTATATGGCATCACCAAATTACAACCACACAACACCAGCATTCGACGACCCAACTGTGGATCGACTAGCAGATTCGCCATCGGGCGTTATCGACCAGACACCAGCCTTGTCGTTCGACATGGCAGACCCAGTTATCATCAAGAGCCTTGAACAGCGCATCCAAAACTCCAAGACCTATTGGGATCAGCCCGAGGGTCACAATCTAGCTCAGTCACGCAATGAGACTGTTCGCATGTATCTTGGCAAGCAACAGCAATCAACGCAATTATATCGTTTCCAAACTGCTTATGTGGAAAACCAAGTCTATGTCGCTGAGGAAGCGATTGTCTCATACCTGACTGCACGTAATGGCGAGCCCGAGGTATTCCCAGCCCAAGATACAGTTCGCTCCAAAGTATTTGCTAAAGACCTAGAGAAAGCTTTGACGGCTCTAGCTGACAAAATCAAGCTCCAGCAAAAGTCTGAATCATCAGTCCGCAACGCATTAAACAAACGCCTTGGCTTAGTATACTTTTACTTTGACCCCGAGATGGGCGACAACGGCGAAATCTGCTGCGAGGCAGTTGACCCCGACACTGTAGTTGTGGATAAACACGCCAAACTTGGGGAAAACCCTAAGTACATTTGTCGCTTCTTTAAGATGGATGTTAACGAAATCCTATCACGATGGCCAAGCAAGAAAGAAGAAGTGTTTAGGAGCCTTGGTATTGTCCGTGGTACACCTAAGCAACTCGACGAAGTGGTCAATGTCCGTGGCGTTTGGCTAACCCATTACGATAAAAAGTTCCAAAAGCAAGAGGGTGTAGTCTATTACTTCAATGATGTTGTGCTTGAGAAATCAAAGAACCCTAACTGGCTGTACGCTGATAAGGGTCGCAACTTTCTATCCGCACCACTCAAGCCATTCATCCCACTTAACTTTGATAACGACGGCAATCATTACATCGACGTAACTACACCTATCGAACAGGCTGCTACAATGCAGAGCGTGCTCAACAAACGTGGTCGTCAGCTGATGGAAGTCGCTGATAAAGCCAACGGTTTGCTGGTCGTTTCATCCGATAGTGGTTTGACAAAAGACGACTTACAGAACATGACAGGCGACCCTAACCAACGATTGATTATCAAGACGGCTGGTCAATCGGCTCGTGACATGGTTTATCGTGTCGATCCACCTGTTATCCCTCAGTTCTTGATGGCGGACAAGGTTGACCTCCGCACACAGCTTCACAGCATTGCCGGAACACCATCAGAGTTTACGGGTGGTAGTGATGGTTCAGACGAGGAAAAGACCCTTGGTCAATCTCAAATGAAGAAGAATCAAGCGTCGGGTCGCCAAGACTTATTTGCTCGATCAATCGACCGATTCAACACAGACGTTTATAATTTCATGGTACAGATGATGGTTGTCTGGTATACCGACAAGCACATGTTCACTTATAACGGTGGTGATGGCGAGTTTGATTACGTTGTTATGAATCGTGAACTGATTGAGGACGGCATTGTGGTCAACGTCAAGTCTGGCACAAACCTACCATTTGACAAGGAACGTCAGCAGTATGTTGCGCTTGCAATGGCTAAAATGAAACTGCTATCACCACTCGATATTTACAAGATGCTGAGTATTCCAAATCCTCAACAGGTATACGATAACTATGCCAAGTTCACAGCTGACCCAGCTAGCCTGGCTCGTAGTGCTGAGGACGAGAAAGAATCAAATGCGGCTTACGTTGCCTACACTGAGATTATGAACGGCAAAGACGCTGAAGAACCATCTGACACCACACTCGAGTTTGTATTATCACTTCGCAAGTTAATGCTTCGTGATGAGTTCTTTAAGAAAGATAAGAAACTCCAAAACAACTTCATTAAGTACGTCGAAAAGGCAGTCAAATCGCTTGAGTTGCGATCAGCCTTAGACCAAATGAGTGAGAATGGCGGGCCAGCATCTCTCGACCCAGCCGTACCAATTCAACCACCACAGCCAGCACCTACCCAGGGTGCACCAGCTCCTCCTTTACAAACGGCTGGTGCCCCAACAGGAAGCGCAATGCCTCCTGCCCCTAATATGCCAGTGTCGCAAAATATGGCTTTACCATCATCTGGCTCAACTCCACAACCACCAATCAACCCAGGCGGTTCATTCCAAAGCCCAGTCAGTGGCTCTCAAATACCTATCATCCCAGGCTAGCTTTTACTAAGCATTAGTGGTACTATATGTCCATATAACGTAAAGGAGTATATATGCCACAAAACGAAGATCAACCAGGCGCTCCAGCACCTGCTAACGTGGAAGCAATCTTAGACGGGCTCGATGATAGCCTACAGCCTATTGATGCCGACGGTAATCCAAAACCAGGCGATAAAAAGCCCGATGAGGATGACAAAAAAGGCGACGATAAAAAACCAGATGACAAGTCTGCCGATGATAAAGACAAAGACGGCAAAGGTGCGGACGATAAGGATGACGAGGGTTATTCAATCGACGATGCCGATGACGACCTTAGCGATGATGACGATGCCGGTGACAAAGACAAGCAACCCGAGGCACCCAAAGCGCCTACTGGTTTAACTCCCGAACAGCAATTTATCTATGACGCATTGCCAACCATTACCACCTACGATAAAGCTGGTAAAGCTTACA